AACGGATGTGATTCTTTTGTCTCCTGGTCAGTAAAGAATAAAATGACGTTTGCTGAGATTTTTGATCTTATGGATCGTGAAAACTACGTCGAACATCTCCGTAATAATGCTATCTTAAAGCTCACCGGTGGTGAACCTCTTATTCAGGAAAAGCAATTACTCAAATTCGTTGGAGCATTTAGACAGCGATATGGCTTTACGCCAAAGATTGATTTTGAGACAAACGCTACACTTATACCGAGTGATGCATGGAGAGAGGTTGTTGATGTCACTTTTACTACATCTCCTAAGCTTAGGTCAAACGGAGATCCAGAAGAAAAAACTTATAAGCCAGAAGCTCTTAAATGGCACGCACGTTTTGGCTCAGGGTTTAAGTTTGTTATTAATTCATCTGATGATATTAATGAGATCTGGGAGAAGTATGTTGATGACAAGTATGGCATTAATATACCGTTGAATCGTATTTGGTTTATGCCATGCTGTGGTTCACGTCAAGAGCATTCAGAACGATCAGCTGCAGTAGCTGAATATGCAAAGGCTCTTCATGTTAACTTTAGCCCTAGACTTCAGCTTGTTATTTGGGATAAAGCTCTACGTGTTTAAAGGTTCTACATACCCCCCTAACTCACGCCATGTTTTATTTTTCCATCCAAACCGCCAATATTTTTTCGATATAATTGGTTTATCAACATCTTTTATGCATTTATTAATAACAGTATTTGTACTTTTAACGCTTTATTCTTGGTTGATTTAAAATATACTTACGATAAGTATACCGATATGAGAATAGCTGTCTGCGGAAGTGCTTGTCAGGGAAAGAGCACCCTTATTAATAGCATAGCCAGAACATGGCCATCATATAAAGTTCACGAATCATCGTATCGTAAGGCTATTCGTGAAAAGAACCTACCCATTAATAAAAATACAACACAGGATAGCCAATGGGAGATTCTTAATTGCCTGGTCGATGATTTACAAGTTTATGAGAGCGGTGATAAAGTACTTTTTGATCGTTGCCCGTTAGATAATATTGTATATTCAATGTGGTCGGAAGAAAAGGGTATTTCTGATATTGACTCAGAGTTTATTAAAAAGTGTATACCCATTGTACAGAATAGTATGCATCATTTGGATATTATTTTTTATACACCCATTACAAAATCTGCCCCTATCATTCCTATTCCAAGAGAAGATAGAGAGATTGATTATACATACATTAATGAAATTGATAACATTTACAAGGCTATTTCTTATCAACTTTCTCATACAAATACATCACCACTATTTCCTAAGGAAGACAGGCCCCCTATTATTGAAATCTTCGGTACTCCAGAAGAAAGAATCGAGATGATTAAGTTCTATCTCAATGATAATGGTGATTTGATTGATGATCAATCAAGCATATTAAGTAGTGAGAATCTCGATATTATGGAGAAGCTTATTGCTGATCATAAAGATGCAAAAGTCTCAGAAGACGAATGGAATAAATTTAAGCGCAATATTATATTACCAGGTGAGGAATAAATATTAAAGTGAAGAACTTTAATGAAGAATACGAGACATTATTAGAAAACTACGGCTTTAAATCAATTAAAAAAATAAGTAGATTCTTTTATCCTAAAAACGTAGCTCTTTCATCAAAGTTTGTTTCCTGTTTTAAAGAAGAGCATAAGAGATTAGTTGACGCTGGTATGAAGCCGGAAGTCGCTACTCAACGTATTGCTAAAGCGCTTATTTTTCACTCACGTGTTTAATACGTGATTAATGTACGAACGTAAAAGGCTGTATTGCTCTTTGGTGCACCTGTATATAAGGATACAAGAAGATCTGTTTGACTAATACCACCTTGTTGTATGTTGTATACATATGGCAGAGCGGTTAACGGATATGCTAGACTTGTATTATTTGCACTCGGGCTAATAATAAAAGACGACGGTGTTATATTAATCAGTGAAATATTAGATGTCGGTAGTAAAGCGAAAAAATTTGGCCATACAATATTATATACAGTAGCGCCACCTGCAACATTAATGGATGTTATTGAATCATAGATAAGAGAGTTATTATTAATATTAAGAATAGCTTGATTTAATGCAGCTGATGTTGTATTAAGTAATGAGGTGCTCTGACTATAACAATAGGCTGATGAAGCAGTACATGTTGTAAATATTGATGATGTAAGAATTTGTGTTTGTGTGGCACTTATTGCACTTAACTGTGAATTTATATTAATATATAACGGGTTTTTGGCATAATCTTGTGAAGTTAATGTAGCGCTTGTAATTAAACCATTGTTAATAGTGAAGCTGTCGTAGTAGTTATTACTTAGTATAACACCAGGGACAGCTGCATTTGTTGTATTATCACGGGTTACGAATGTGGTTGCTGTTAATGAATTGACACGTACACCACCATAAAATAAAGCATTATTGCCTGTTAAATCACCCACTATAGTTGCATTACCGTTAATATCTGTCTTTACTACATTAAAATTTTGAAACGAAATAATTTGTGTACCGTTATTTGTTTGAAGAATCAAATAATCGCTAGGAACAGCTAGCTGAGATTGCGGTAAATTGAGAATATTAACCGTAGTACTATTTGTAGAGGTAATTGCCATCGATATTATTTATATTAAAATATCAGTAAGCTACTATGGGAGATAAAATTGGAATCGGTATTATAACATGTAATAGACCAGATTATCTAAGAAATTTATTAAATTCTTTGGTTCAATGTGAAAAACAAATAGATACGCTCGTTGTAGTTAACGATGGTAAACCTATAACTGATTTTGACTTACATCAGGGTACATGGATTGATAATGAAACAAATCTTGGAGTCGGAAAGTCAAAAAACAAAGCTTTAAAGCATTTATATAATACAGGGTGTGATTATTTGTTTCTTATAGAGGATGATATGCAAATATTGGATTCTTCAGTATTTACACAATATATAGAGGCTTCCAAGATATCAGGTATACAACATTTTAACTACGGACCGGGTTCACCTTTTAATCGCAAGCAGACTATTCAGAATTTTGATTTACATAATCGACACTTGCTCGATCAAGATACCGAGCCAAATCCTAAGCTTATTATAGATTATAAAGATTGTAAGATTGCTTTATATGAACACACAGTAGCAATGTTTTCTTTTTTTACAAAAGAAATTATCGATAAAGTAGGTTATATTGATGAGCAATTCTATAACGCCTGGGAACACGTAGATCATACATACTGTATTATAAAAGCCGGATATCATCCTCCATTTTGGTGGTTTGCAGATTTAGCTAATAGTCATGAGTTATTAACTGAAGCGCCCGGTGCTATTGATAATTCTTCTATTGCAAATCAATCGGATCAATGGCAGAAGAATGTATATGGTGGTCGTGAGTTATATCTTAAAAAACATGGTCATTATCCTAATCAACCACCCTATGTTAGCAGAGATAAAGTACTCGAGACTATACGCGAGCTAAAAAATAATAAAAGCTCGAAGCAAATATCCTATAGTCAATACGGTCAAGATTTATTCGTATTAAAAACTCTTAAGAACAAGAGAAACGGTACATATATTGAGGCCGGTGCCTTTGATGGTGTTGATTGCAGTAACACATATCTCCTTGAAAAAGAATATAACTGGAACGGTGTCTGTGTAGAGCCGAGTAAGATAAATTTTGAAAAACTTAAAAATAACAGAAAAGGTACACTTGTTAATAAACCTGTTTACAGTAAATCAGGTTTAACTGTCGACTTTAAAGAGAATTTTGGCTGGAGCCACATTTCAACTATTACTGATGATAGCACGTTTGAAGTAACGACGATCTCTCTTAATGACCTCATTACAGAGAATGATCTACCTGACGTTATTGATTATCTCTCTCTTGATGTCGAAGGAGATGAATATGAGATATTAAGTAGCTTTGATTTTAGCAAATATAGATTTAATATTATTACTGTTGAGCATAACGCGCATTTTAAAGGCGATAGAGAAAAAAACAAAATTAGAGAACTATTAACAAGCAATGGATATATTTACGTTAAAACAAACGAAACATCGAACGTACGTCCTAATGATTGGCCTGGCAATATAGAAGATTTTTATATACATAATAGCATACACAATGAATAGTTTAGTCGATAAGAGTTGTATATTTTTTCTAGTTAAAAACGATCCCATACATCTCAATCGATTTGAGAAATGTATTGATTTATTAAACGAAAACTTTTTAAGTAAGTACCCGTATCCTGTTGTATTAGGACACGAAAATATCGATACACATACATTAGAGTATTTTAAAAATAAAATTAAATCGGTAACATACGTCTATAAGCCAGATTTTACTTTAGATAGATATAGTAATGAGATAAGACAGCAAATACCTGAGCGGTTTAAAGGTCATTGGGACGAGAACGCGTTCTTTAGTATCGGCTACCGACATATGTGTCATTTTTTTGGAGGAGGAATTTATTCAGATCCGTTTTTTGATAACGTCAAGTATCTTATGAGATTAGATACTGACTCATATTTTAACAAGCCATTGCAGTACGATCTTTTCAAACAAATGGAAGACCAAAATTTAGTATATTCGACATTTAGAGAAAATACTGATTTTGATTACGTTTGCGATGGACTATTTGACTGTATTAAAGAATTTTTTACAAAAGAAAAAATGCAATGCGATTTAACGGATGTTAAATACAACGGCACTGTTGAAACACATCTCGAGATTTCAAATCTTAGCGAAATAAGACACTCAAATTATAAGAAAATGTTTGATTATATTGATAATACAGGTAATATCTATATAAAGAGATGGGGCGATGCCAATTTAAAATATTTCGGTACTAAGCTTTTCTTTAGAGAGCGGTCTAGATTTCTTGAAAACGATAATATCGGATACACACATGGAGCACCACTTTAACACATGAAACTATATACACACTTCAGCCCAACACACAGCGAGTATTATGAAAAATATTTCAAGCCATCGCTACGAGCTCTATATACAAAAGAAGAGCTACCTATTAGAATGTCTTCACATGAGCAGCATGGTACCGGTGTATTCATGGAAGATGGCTGGAAGGAGACAATGGAGCATAAGCTAGATCTCCTTAAGCAAGCTGTTAAGGAGAATGAAGGTGATGTTTTTATTTTTTCTGATGTTGATATTCAGTTCTTTAGACCGTTCGTTGATACTTTAGTTGAAAAAATAAAGGATAAAGACTTTGTAGCACAAGAGGATCAAGGTGGTCTTAATACTGGCTTCTTTATATGCCGTGGTAACGATAGAATGTATAATATGTTCTCATTCCTCCGTGAGAATCTTCATATTAACTCTTGCGAGCAATCAGTATTGAATATGTACAGAGGTAATATTACGTTTGATTTCTTACCAAAAGATGAATTTTATACTGTCGGTAATTATTTCACGAATAAAAATGGTACAAATGAATGGGACGGTGAGAGTGATTTCTACGTACCTGTAGATACAATAAAGATGCACCATGCAAATTACGTTGTCGGAAAAGAACGCAAAACAAAGATTCTCGACATTGTCAAACAAAAAGTAAATTTATGAAAATAGCAATATTAGTACCATCAAGAGAAAGAATGAATAGAAGGCTAACTCTTCTAACATCAATTATCACAACTGTTAGCGATATTAATAATGTTAATATCTACTTTGGTGTTGATCGAGATGACCCAACACGCGACTTAATTTATAAAGTCGCTAACGCTATTCCTTGTGTAAAAATTGTCGATATTGAGAATAACGGTGAGTTTATCGGGCTTGGTAAAATGTGGAATATTTGCACCGAAAATTCAACTGAAGAAATCATCTCAATGATTGGTGATGATATGGTGTTCAGGACACCAAACTGGGATCTCGAAGTTATTAAGGAATTTACTACTGATTGTCCGGAAGATAAGATTAAGGCTATTCACTGTAATGATGATTGTCATGGAGCTAAGCTTGCTGTTAATCTCTTTTGCCATAGAAAATACGCAGAAATTCTTGGTCGCTTCATGCGTGAGGAATTTAAAATTAACTGGGTTGATCAATGGTTACATCAAGTATTCAATGCCTTCGGTCGCTTAAAGTACCGCGGTGATATTATGATCGAGCACCGTCACTGGGTTCTCGGTAAAGATAAGCGCGATAATACAGCAGAGAGAATGGCTGTTGCAGATACTAATAAAATTAGTGACAAACTCTGGCATGATCTCGTGCAGGAGAGAATAGATGATGTTAAGATGCTCGCAGCGTATTTAAAACAAGAGCCGGATTGGAGCGTCGTAGATACACAAGGAGGAAATATTAATGGGTGAAATTAATTCTACAGACAGGTTTGGTAATACGATTATAGATGTTGTACAAAAATACAACTTACGAAAAGTATTAGAAATTGGATCTTGGGACGGTACTGGATCAACGCAATGTTTCATACAGGGCATGTCAGGCTTACGTGACCCAAATCTTACTTGCATAGAGGTTATAACAGATAGATACAATCAATTAGTTAAAAATACGAAACCTTATCCTTGGGTTAAGTGTGTTAATCAAACTACTATTTCATTAAAATCTTTAATTGATAATGATTTTGAAACACTATGGAACGGACCATATAATCATATTAAAAGTGAAAAACATACCGTCAATGATTGGTTTAAACAAGATATAGAAGAGATTACAAAGTACGATCACGGTTTTCTTGAGACAGATAAAGAAATATACGATGGTATATTAATCGATGGTGGTGAGTTTTTTGGTTATAGTGAGTTCTTATTAGTAAAGGATCGTTGTAGAGTACTATTTTTAGATGATTATTATAACGCTTTTAAAACGCGAAGGGTTGTAGAAGAGCTGAGCAAAGATAATAACTGGATGTGTATAGCAGGGGACAGATATACACGAAATGGATTTGCTGTTTTTGTTAAAAAATGAAAAAGATAGGTTTAGTTCAACCAGGTCGATTAGGTGATATTATTATCTGTCTACCTATTGCACGGTACTATTTTAATAAAGGGTATCAAATATACTGGCCGGTATTTGAGAGCTACTATAATGATCTTTGCGAGGTTATAGATTATGTAAATTTTATACCTACAACAAACGATGTATATAGATGCATTAGTCAAACAAAACGAATTTTGTTATGTATTAAAAATATTGAAATTATTGATATTGCTGCCACATTTCCTGATAGCATATGTACAGACGAATACGTCAGTCAGGGAGACGGTATGGGTATAGAGACGTTTGATGAGTTTAAGTACAGATTATGTGATGTACCGTTTAACGAAAAATGGAATCTTGTATTTAAGAGAAATATAGAAGATGAAGAAATTGTATATAACAAATACGTCAGAACAGATAACTATAATGTTGTCGGGCTTACACATTCGAAAGGAAAAATTAATTTAGATATACAAAGCAAATACCCTTCCATAGAAATAAATCAGGAGCATAATTTTTTCTCATGGTTAAAGGTATTAGAAAAATCAAATAACATCGTTCTTGTTGACAGTGCTATGGCTAATCTTGTCGAGCAATGCAATTTTAAAAATAAAAAAACACTAATAACAAAACCCAATCAGCCGTTGCCTCGGTTTAGAAATGAATGGATGATTCACAAATCATGAGAATAGCTTTTACAATTTTACTTAACGGAATTAATCACTTAACTCATAATGAATACTATCAGACTTTACTCGATATATTTGATTATTGGGTTGTAGTTGAAGGTGTTGCTAGGAATAGTGGATCAACATCATGGTGTTGTGAGCTTAAAGATACATTTCATAACAACTACCTTTCTAACGACGGTACAACAGAATTTTTAGATAAATTAAAAAACACTACTGAAAAGCTTATTGTCGTACGTAACGACAAAGGGTATTGGGAGAGTAAAGATGAACAGGTAAATGCGGCTATATCTGAAATTAAAAAAATTACTAACAAATGTAAACTATGGCAGATTGATATTGATGAGCAATGGACGAAGGAGCAAATTATAACTGCTGAAACAGAGCTCGACAATAACAACGGTAAAACAGGTTGCTTTCTATGCAATTGTTTCGTCGGTAAAGAGCAAGTTGTAATAGGTGATTGGGGAGAAGGCAGACTTGAGCCATACCGTAGACTTTGGAACTGGTCAGGTGCAGATTTTCTATCGCATGAACCACCAAAGCTAGCTGATGGTAATAATCCACGTTACTTGCTTACACCGAAATTTAATCATTATTCATATTATTTTGAAGAGGATGTAAAGTTTAAAGAAGCATATTATGGTAGCTATAGCGGGTTATATGATCGCTGGTTAACAATACAATCGAACAAAGGCAGCCTACCTATAAGAGCATTGCTAGGTGATAAAATATGGTGGAGTAATACTAATACGTGTATACAATATATAGGTAATGTTAATTGACGGAAATAATTTTATTTCGTACTACCTTAAAAACGATAAACTGTTCGCTGCTGGTAAAATTGGTGTCACAGAATTAAAGATACTCTATACGTATTACTTTAATAATAAAACACCTGAGGTAAGTATCTTCCAAGAAGGTTACGTTCAGTCGGGGATTTTTCCGCTAACAGAAGAGACATATCATTATTTTTGCGAAACGTATATTGAGTCAATAAAGTGTTTAGATTTAGCGCCAAGATGGTGCGGTGTGTTCTCAGAATTTGAACGAGATCTTTATAATAAACTAGCACCCAATTGCTACGATACAAGACTCCCAGATCTTGAACCTCAATTTTTCGATAAACCATGGATAAACTCTCTCGAAAATAAGACTGTGTTGGTTATATCTCCATTTACTGAGAGTATTGAAAAACAATACAAGCGATTTGATAAAGTATGGGACGGTAAATTCAATAATAATTTTAACCTCAAAACATATAAATTTCCGCTTAGCCGCGGTCTTTGTAGTTACGATAACCAATATAAAAGCTATAAAGAATGCTTAGAACACACGCAACAAGTCATCTCCAACATTGAGTTTGATTTTTGTGTACTAGGTGTCGGAGCATATTCACTACCGTTGTGTAACTTTATTAAAATGACGATGGGTAAATCAGCTCTACATCTAGGAGGTGCTACGCAAATTCTTTTCGGTATTAAAGGCAGACGCTGGGACGGTAATAGTAAGTTTGAACAATTTTTTAATGATTATTGGATTAGACCGCAGGATAAAGAGACGCCAGTATATGCAGATAATATGGAAGGGAGATGTTACTGGTGAGTGTATTTATAGAGTATGATCAGTGGGGCAGGATGGGAAATAGAATGTTTCAATATGCTTTTGGAGCTATTCTTGCAAAGCATATAGGTACAGAAGTATACTCCAATGGCATACCAAATTTTAATATACCACAACAATCTATTAACCGGCAATTAATAAACCCGGTATCGACACGTACATTTGGTAATAATATAGCTCCGGTCGAAGAGCTAATACAACATCAAGGAGATATTATTGTCAACTCATTTCTTCAAAAAGCTGATTATTATATCAATGAAAAGAATTTTCTTAGACAGCTATTTAGCATTGATAATAAGCCAGCTATTAATGAGAGTACATTAGTTCTACACATACGAGAGACGGATTATATACAAATTAACCAATTCCCGGGTTATGATTTTTATAGAAATTATATTAATCAAACAGGGTTTAGTGATATTGTTATTGTTACAGATAATTCAACGTGCGAGACTGTACAGCGATTAGTTAGCGAGGGCTGCAAACTAAACACAGAAGGTTGTGTTGATGCGTTTAATCATATCTGTGATAATCGTGCTATGATTGATTTTTATACGCTACTATATAGCTCTAACGTCGCACTCTCACAATCATCATTTTCCTGGTGGGCAGCATTTCTCGGTGAACATAAAAACGTCTATTTTCCGTTCTGTAAAACTATAGGTATGTGGAAATTAACACCCGATATTGATGATGTTGATTTATACTATAACAGCACATACAATAAACAAATAATTCTTTAATTCATGCAAACGAGTATATCAGATAACACATCATACCCTGAAGCATGTCGTCGAGCAGCTACTGACGACACTGCCTTTTCAACATTTAAGCGCGAAACAGCCTATACAGATATTCTTGAGCATGTTACCTATGAAGAAGGTAAGATATACTCTGATTATGCACTCTTAAACAAAGATATAGCTGCAAATATCGATAAATTTAAAATTAACGACAAGTACGGTAATCCTCGGGTCTACGAATATCCGATTGGAACTTTTTCCCCTACAACGCTGCGTTATATGAAAATATTAAGCGAATTGTCACAACTAAACTTAAACGATACTACTATAGTAGAAATTGGCGCAGGGTACGGTGGTCAATATACGATACTAAGGCAGCTTTTTAAACCTAAGAAGTATATCTTCGTGGATATGCCAGAAGCGCTTCTTCTTATTGAAAAATACGTAAACACGCTCGGGTTAAATGATATTGATATTGAATATTATACTGGCGACAACTTACCTGTAATCATATCCGATCTTGTAATTAGTAATTACGCGTTCTCGGAGTGTAATAAATCAATTCAAGATAATTATGTTGCTAAAGCAATCAAAACCGCCGCACATGGATTTATGCTTTATAACAACATGTTAGGCTATACTCATGAAGAGTTTATTGGCATATGTAGCGATAAAAAAATTAGAACTTTTCCGGAGATGCCTCAAACCCATCCAAAAAACGTCCTGCTCGTATGGTAGAGAATGTACATCAACTATTTGAATTAAGCATGTCAAGAAGCTCTCATTACAGAGCGCGTATTAATGATGATAAATGGCAGTTGTTAAGAGAGAAATTTAACAATAATATTATTTGTAATAGCGAGCAAAGAATACCAAAAATTATACATCAAATCTGGCTTGGCAGCGAACCACCACAAGATATACAACAATGTATATCAACAGTCCGTGAAAAAAATCCAGATTATAGATACTATCTATGGGATGACAATTCAATTGAAGATCTTGTTTTTTTAAATAAACAACTTCTCCAGAGAACAACTAATTTAGGACAAAAATCGGATATTATAAGATATGCAGTATTAAAGCAGTTCGGTGGTGTATATCTCGATACAGATTTTATAGCAGTAAAATCTTTTGATAGCTTACTTCATTTAGATTTCTTTACAGGTATTGCGTATGATGCTTATCCCACGATGTTTAACGGTTTGATTGGATGTACGCGAGATCACAAGTTTCTTGAACAGCTCAATAATATACAAGAAATACAAACCGGTAGTGGTACAGCTGTTATTGATAGCACGGGCCCGGGATTTATGACTAAAAAGATATTTGATAATTTTTATCTTTTAGATAAATTTGTCGCACTACCAGTAACATATTTTTACCCGTATCCTAATTTTAATCACGATAAAATAAGCGGCGAAAATTATAATAATTACATTACACCTGAAACAATTTGTATACACTTATGGCACTCGCGATGGAATTAACAGAATATATCTCCGGTGAGCGGTTTCAAGGTCTTGCTGATATCTCGGTAATACCTTATGGAAGCGCTGTTGGTGAAAAAGATTGCGGCTTCGTAATCCAGCAACAAACCAATAATAACTACAACACCTTTTACTACGATACAAACATTACAGAAGTACCCGATTACGTACAACAAGCTAGAATAATATTTGTTAATACTTGGACATTTGACAAATTCTTTAAATATATTTTTCCTTTATTAACAGGTAAATATGTTTTCATATCTCATAACTCCGACATATCGTTTGATAGTCGGTTTGAGTCTTTTTTAAATGATGAAAAGGTTATCGCATGGTTTAGTCAAAACACAGAGCTTATTCACGATAAGCTATTTTCTCTCCCTATAGGAATAGCAAATCAACAATATGAACATGGCAATCTCGCTCTTTTAAAACACATTCAAACACTTGATATTAAAAAAGAAAATCTTGTCTATAAGAATTTTAATATTGAAACAAACCGTGACGATCGTACGCGTATTGATTTTATAACTACAAGCAACGGTATTCGCATGCATACCGGTATACAACAAATTAATTATTTTGAAAATCTAACGAAAAACGTTTACGTTATAAGCCCACCCGGTAATGGACCTGATTGTCACCGTGTATGGGAATGTCTATATCTTAACACAATACCAGTTGTTCGCTATAGCAATACATTTAATCAATTCAAGGATCTTCCAATTTTGTTTATTGACGATTGGGGTACTGTGACACCGTCTTGGCTTAGAGCGCAGTATGAATTTAATGGGTTACCGGTACCACAGAAAATTGTTAGAGAAAAGCTCTCTATGAGTTACTGGAGAGATAAGATAAATAACTTCTTGCAATGAGTGGTTATAAATTAGTCGTTGCGCATTTTAATGAATCTCTCGACTGGGTTAACGATTCATCATTCGAGTCGATTATTTACCATAAAGGTAATAATTGTACATTTGAGAACTGCCTACCTAATATTGGCCGTGAAGCACATACGTATCTAACGTACATATACGACAACTACGATAGACTAACAGACTACACAATCTTCTGTCAAGGTAAACCGCATGATCATTTTCCTAACATTAATAATTTTCTTAAGAGTAAAGATTTTAGTGATCTCGCGGTTTACACGAACAATATTGTGCTTCTCTGTCAACCACCTGCAATATTGCATTGTGATAGAACCGGCTTGCCTCATATGTATCCACAGATTGATGTCGGGGCTGAGAGCGATAGACTTTTTGCAAGTTATATAGAAACATTTCCGTTTACACCGGGTGCTCAGTTTATCATACCAAAAGAAAATATATTAGCAAGAAGTAGAGAGTTTTATAGGCAATGTCTCCTTGCAGATTGGAATTACAACCCAATGAATTTTGGTGTGATGGCAGGTGGGCCTATGGCTTGCATATACGAGCGTTTGTGGTTAACTATTTTTAATCCAGATATTCCAGAAAGATTTTAATACAATGATTACATTAAACTATAATGGCGGTGGGTTCGGTAACCATATGTTTCAGTATTGCTTTGCAAGATTGCTTGCTGAGGTCAACAATATACCACTTACGACAACATTTGATCATCAGCATGTTGTTGAAACAACACCACTACATAATTATGAATCTATCGCATCTACAGAGAGTGTTGTAATCGATGATAACGTATATCATTCCTATCGTATCCAAAACGGCTCTACTGTACCACAATTAGATAGGAATAAGAACTACACTGTTTCAGGTTATTTTCAAGATGCAATACTTTATAATAACTACTACGAAACTGTAAAGCGGTTTTTTATTCTTCCGCCTGTACCGATTAATGCAGACGATACATTAGTAACTATTCGGTTAGGCGACTTTATTCATAGTGCATATAATTCTGAGATCATACATTATAACTGGTATAAAGAAGCTATATCGCAGATGCCTGGTAGGAAGACATTTTTAGTATGTGGTTATAGGAATCGAGAGTTACCAAGTACTGTTGAACAAGAAGATAGATATCTAAAAAATCTTATTACAGATGGCGATACTGTTGTAAGAAACGATGATGATTTGAAATCAGATTTTAATTTACGGCTTTCATATGAAAATATTATTTGCTCGAATAGTACCTTTTCTTGGTGGGGCGCATTTTTAGGTAACGCGAAGAACGTGATTACATTTGAAGATTTTGGCTCATTCGGTCCTAATATGTATAAGTCTCATGGAGTACATATAAATCAGCTTAATAACATTCGAAACGTTTCTCGACCTTTAAAAGGAGAGTTTCTCGATATCACTACAATATGACAACACTAGGTATCGCTATACCATCTCACGCTGCGCATCTTCCGCAACTCTATAAGCTACTTCAGCAAATAAGTGCATCAACACATCTACCACAACAAGTAAGCGTTAGTATTTCTTCAGTACCAGAAGACACGCAGTTTCAATTCTTTCAAACATATCCGTTTGAATTTATCTATAGCGCTACTGCAGATCATTTAAATGCTTCACAGAACCGCAATGTAGCAGCAGCTAAACTAAAGACAGATATTATTTCATTTATTGATAGTGATGACATTTCACATATAAAGCGAAATGAGTATATCATGAAAGTCTTTCAACAAGGCTGTAAAGCTGTTGTACATGATTACCACATGGATAGAGCTCGAGATGATAATTTTTGGCTAAGCAATATCGGTGACTTCCATTATAAGCAGGATTATATAGATCTCTATAATCCATCCATATTACCTTGGCCTACAAATAGTCAGGAACATTATATTACATATCATAACGCTCACGTCTCTATAATAAGAGAGCTATTTGACACGTTTAAATACGATGAGAATTGGCGCGAAGTTGGAGAAGATGCAGAGTATAACAGGCGTATATTTCAGTCAGGTATTAAACTATCATATATCGCCAATAAGCTTAGTATGTACGTTAATGTTAATATGGGCAAATAAAATTATCTTTTTATAAAAAGACCATCACCCCACGTACCACCGGCCCAGTTTGTCTCAACTAATTCAAAACCGTATGGTTTTAAAAATTCGATAATATCATCGATCATTGCACAATTCTCATACACTTCATCCCTATTAATTTCTGTCATAATATAATCAATACCATTGAGTATATTGCTCGCACCCTTTAAAACTTCGAGTTCGTATCCCTGTACATCAATATTTAAAAAATTATAACGACCGGCATCTGTTAAAAAATCATCGAGTCTAATCATATCAACTTCCTCGATTCCATGAAATACGATATCAGGTCGCTGTACAAGATGTAGCTTTGGCGTTAATATTGACGATGATTGACCGGCATTTGCTGTCTCAATATTCATCGTAATTTTTCTGTTTTCATTTCCAACGGCCTTATTAACAACGATAGCTTTATTTCCAATGTTGGCGTTTAAAATATTATACGTAGTAGACACAGGTTCAAAAAAGATATTGTCTCTAACATTAAGCTTTTCGTATATCTCGAGCTCTTGACCAAAGTGGGCACCGACGTGTATTGTACCTCTAATGTTAAGACTATATTTTTCGTGTAATTGTATTAAATCTAGAAGCATAAAATTATGTATCGATTAACTTCCAGTTATCCATATATATGTCCTGAAAGTTTTGCGGGCCATTTGGACCAAACCACCTTGAAGGAGCATAAACAATTTCTTTTTGTTTACCGAGATACGCTCCCCACCAAGAAAAAGAACTATTTGACATTACAATCGAATCGCAGATAGATAAAAAATATAAGCTTTCTAATACCGAGAACTCCTCTAATACATCAGCATTAGTAAGATTAATATAACTACGATATGCATTTATATTATCTGTGCATACAACTACCTGATACTCGTCCAAATTAAAGTTGCTCACAGCTCTCTCGTAATACTCTTTACTACATACGTGATGTATGGGTCTACAGTCTGGTCTAAGATAATCGCCTAGCCGTACATGTACACCGACAATCTTTTTATTGTATTGCTTTATCTTCTCATCAACACGCTCCCTTACATCAGCCGGAAATTCAAACAAACTCTTCACTTCCGTAGAGTGATGTTTGAAGTGCTTCTCTGACTGAAAGTATCCTTGAACACTAATATCATCTATATCCGGTATCGGTGTATAATGCCAAGTCTGCTCATTATACGTATCAGATGGTGTGTAATCAGTCGAAGGTATTTTTTTATAAAAGCTATCTCTATACGCCAAAGGCGACTCTCCTTGCATAGCGTAATGTGGTAAATTGTAATTAATCCCAAAATCAACACCAGGCTGATCTAGGCTCTTACTATAAACAGCAGCTATTGTGAATAGCTGATTTCCCAAACCTCCTAGTAGTGCCGGCACTATCATTATAATAATAGTTAATGCCTGCTCGAAGTATGTCAACAATATTTGTGTAGTAAATCATTGATTAATGTAGTAATATATTATACATGAATGCGAAGATAATAGGCTGCGGTTTATCCGGTATAACAGCCGCTATTCTGTTAAGAGAGAAAGGATACAGTGTCACTATCTATGACCGCAGAAATCATATAGGTGGTAACTGCTACGACAGTAATGTTGCAGGTACACTTGTTCATAGTTACGGGCCACATTATTTCCATACAAACGATGATGAAGTGTTTCGCTTTTTAAGCCGCTACACAGAGTGGTTTGATTATAGATATAAGCCAAAAGGCAATACAAAGTTAGGGCTCATCTCTCTACCATATAGTAAAAAGACGATTAGCGAGCTAGGTAGAGAGTTATCTCAAGAAGAAATTATCGATGTAATTTTTAAAGATTATTCTGAAAAGCAGTGGGGATTGCCTTTTGATCAGATACCCAAATCTATTACAAATAGAATTCCGAAAACAAAAGATGATGAAGACCCGTCTTGGTTTAAGAATGAAAAATATCAATGTATGCCGAAATATGGTTATACGAAAATGATGGAAAAAATGGTTGAAGATATACCTGTACTATTAAACACTAAGGATGAAGACTGGAAAGCGTGTCCAGTGGATCTCACGATTTATACTGGAAAGATAGACGAATATTTCGAATACTGCTATGGAAAGCTGCCATATCGTTCTTTAACCTTTAAACATACATTTACAAAAGACAAGATGGATGTAGCTGCAATTAATCAGAACACAGCAGACGTACCCTATACAAGAGTATATGATCATAGTCATTGCATGTTTAGACATGATGGGCCAACAATTATTACCGAGGAATACCCAAAGCAATGGGAAGAAGGAGACATTCCATTTTATCCAATGCCGTTTGGCGACGGTATAGGAATATATAACAAATACAAGGATTTAGCTGATAAAGAAAAAAATGTAATATTCATAGGGCGTCTCGCTACTTATACATATCTTGATATGTGGATGGCTGTTAAGCAGGCAATGATAAAAATAAATTCTGTGACTTGATAACGTGTAATAATATACTATACTTTCTTATATGATTATTAACGTACCTATCTATGACGGTGATTTGATCCACTCACGTTTCGCTTACAAATATTTCCGTAAGAATACACTGCCCATTGGTAATATTGTCGCTTTTAGAGCTCCTATGAAAGTTGAAGCCGAGGGAATGATTGATAACGAAGATATTCTTAACGCTGATTATATCTATAGCGACGATGCGATTAATTTCTGCTGGGAAATTCCTAACATGTGTCCATTTGGTGCTGTTTCGTATCAGAGACTTTTAAACACTCAAATTGCTAATATTCTTAGTTCAAAATATTTGAAAGCACCTATTGAAGTTGATGGAGATGATTTGATTGTACATAAAGAACATAATCAGGGTGGTGTTACACAACTTCATGGTAAATGTAGTGTTAGCATTACATACGTAAAAAACGATGTAGCGCTCGGTCATACAGGCATTAATATTTCTGCTGGTACAAAAGCTCCAGCTTTTGCATATTCCACTAATCTGGGTAAGGAGGAGGTAGAATCTTTTATGCAGGAAATTATAGAATTATTTTATAGAATGAATGACGATCATTTCCTTGCAACATCAAAGGTAATTTGTTAATGACAATTTTTGATATTATTAATGATATACTTTTTACTAAAAAAGGTATATTACAGACAATAGATCAAGAATCTGAATTTCAACCGTATATGGTTAACCGTTGGTTAAGTATGTATTCACCGTTTGTGGCTAAGCACTCGAATATTATAGGAAAATATTTAAGTGTCTTTGATAACAAAAAAGATTTATATAATTTATTTAAAGCTGTTTTTCCGAAGGTATCATATAAAAAGATTTCTTACATTAAGAAGGTAAAGGAGAATAAACAAGAAGAGGATGAAAATATTAAGCTCGTAGCAAGAAACTTAGAAATGTCAGAGCGAGAGATCAAAGAATATGTTGACTTTAAGAAGACATTAAATTAAATTACCATACATTATATGCCCGTCGATATTGATAACCTACCTACACAGAAAAGCTTAATTGATTTTTCTGAACTACCAAAAAATTCTTTTAATTCTGTATTTTACGGATACAATCTTAAGCAAGTACTTGATGATGTTCTTCTCTGTACATTTGTTGATGAATCGGAAGATGGTTCTAGTATCAATCGTAACGGTATTTTTGTTCCTATTAATTCTGATACTAAAGCATGGAGAATAGGTGAAGTCATTCTCGCTGGTCCAAATGTAAGATATGCAAAAGTCGGTGACTATGTTTGCTTCCCTAACAACCTAGGTGTACCGGTTGCTAATATTGAAATTGATGGACACGGTACACTACGTAAGGGTATTTTCCTCAACGAACAGCGTATCTTTGGTATTTGCTCACTACAAAAGGATAATAATGAAAGCGTCGCTGCCCACCTTAAAAAGTCTTCTTCTAAACAACGTAACGGAAATTAAATTTCTCCGCAAGAGAGGCAAAGTAGGTGCACCTCCAACTAGGAGAATGTTGTGTACCAATTCTCTTGCACTACTTAATAGCACTGAAGGGAGATTAGCGCTTAATTATAGGCGCGCTATAAACATGCCCAAGTTTGACCCAAGCGCGAGAAATATTATAATAACGTGGGATATCTTTATGCAGGATTACCGTTGTATTAATATGGCAGCTTGCGATTTAATTCAAGTAATACCAGCTAACAAAGAATTTTGGAAATTCTTTAATGAAAAGCTAGCGGGTATGAATGCTGCACAAAAAATTAACTTTATGAATTCATGACATCTGTAACGGAAATAGAACAACTTATCAAACCTCATATGCTTAAGAACCTAACCTTTATGGTTGATAATAAAGTTCTTAAAACAGGTAAGCTTATTTTATTTTCTATAAAAGATTTTTTTTGTGTCTTTACTCTCGCGCTCCCCGATCGTCCTGAGAAATTCTCTATATACGAGATACCATATCCATTTACTACTAGCGCTACCGTCAGTAGCTTAGAATTTGATTATACTCTCAATAGCTTTTGTCTATGTAATACAAGCATTACTACAAAAACAAAATCTCTTAAAATAGAAAGACCGTCTAAATTTTTTAATAAAACAGTTGTTGTTATCCCTAATTGATACTCTATAATAAATCTTATTGAATAATATAATCAATTATTTTCCCGATACATTTGAACCTTTACCAGGTCAAATCAAACTCCTAGACGGTATAGAAAAGGCGTTTAAATCTGGCAAGAGGATTATTATTTGCAGTGCACCAACCGGTAGCGGTAAGTCGTTTATTGCTAAAACACTTGCAAATATATCAGACAAACCAACTCAAGAATTTAGACGTCTGATAACTAGCTATGATGCTTATAAGAAGGATTTTGATGGTAGTTATACATACTCTTCTGAATGTATAGAAGAGCCACCTGCTGGCACCTTTGCTTTAACTATAACAAAAAATCTTCAAGATCAATATCAGCAATTATTTACTGATGCTTCTATCCTAAAGGGAAAGACAAATTATACCTGCGATGTAGATAATAATTTTGACACAGAGCTTGCTCCCTGTACATTTGCTCCACGAATAAAGGATCAATGCTGGTCAGAAAATCGCTGCCCGTATTATAACGCAAGAAACGAAACACTTCTTGCTGACTTTGCAGCATTAAATTATAAAATGTTTTTTGCTCTACCAGGACATGTAAAGCGCAAGAATCATATAGTATGCGACGAAGCATCTGAGCTTGAAGATGAACTTATAAGACAATTTTCTGCAGATATTGTTTACGATAAACTGGATTCCTATAATGTACCATACAAGACACTAATCACCGATAACAAAGAACGAACACAAAATTGGATCACTGAATTAGCAGCAAATGTGTTAGATGTCCTAGAGCAATTATCGCTTAGAGCAACGAGTAAGACATCATCCGTAGCATTGACACAGTCTGAACAAATAAAATACAGTTATCTAAAAAATCTACATCGGTCTCTTACCTCTCTGTTAACAACATGGAATAAAGGTGAATATGTTATTGAGAATGACTCTAAGCACGTGTTGATAACACCTCTCAAAGCCGATTTTTTATCACACCATATTTTTGATTACGCGGATAAGATAATATTATTATCTGCAACAATTATTGATCATAAGAATTTTGCAAAATCTCTCGGTATAAAAGACTATGAATATATTGAAGTTGAGAGTAATTTCGATTCAAGCAAGTCACCTATCTATATTTCTTCAAAATATAAACTCAATTATAAAAATCTAAAAACATCTCTACCTTATATCTGTCAATATATTGACCAAATATTAAACGCACATAAAAATGACAAAGGTATTATTCATACCCACACTTATGAAATAGCAGATTTTATCCGTCAGAGAGTATCAGGTAATAGACTACTAATTAGGGATACAAATAATACAAATGAAGATATTCTCAAGGAACATTATGAATCATTAGATCCTACAGTTCTCGTTTCACCTTCTTTAGTTTACGGTGTCGATCTTAAGGATGATTTAGCCAGATTTCAAATTATTGTTAAATTACCGTATCCTTCTCTTGCTTCTAAGAGAGTAAAGCAGTTATTTGAAATTGATAAGGAGTGGTATGAAAACAAGATGTTAAATTCGATTGTTCAGGCAGCAGGTAGATCAACAAGAAGTAAGGATGATTACTCATCAACATACATTCTCGACGGAAATATAGCAAATATTCTGTTAAGATCTAAAAACAAGCTACCTAGACACTTTATCGATAGAGTTCATTAAACTAAATATTAACAATGCGCGCGCAGAGTTTCCATTTTGAGATTAAAGATCTAATAACCCTTTTTTGTTCTGCTTTTGATAATATTATTATTAAAAGATACGATAAGAATAGAGTACCTGCTAATAATGTACAGGTTCGCTATGTCTACGCACCTAAACAACGTGTAATATATGATCTCGTTAATTTGGCACAAAATATAACTCTCCCGGTTGTTTCCGTTAGTATTAATAGTATCAGTAGAGATGAGTCACGAGTTTTTAATAAAATTCAAGGGTATTACGTTTCTAATTCTACCAGCCCTACAAACCCACAGCCTTCTACAACACATTATCTATCACCAGTTCCAGTAAACATAGACATTAATATGTCTATTCTTACAAAATTTCAATCTGATATGGATCAGATTTTATCAAATTTTATTCCTTTTAATAACCCCTATATTATACTTTCATGGAAAGTACCTGAAGATTTAGCACCTGCAGGATTTACTGTGCCTCAGGAAATAAGGAGCGAGGTATTGTGGTCTGGAGCCGTTAATCTATCATACCCTACGGACATTAATGCATCGGAAAAATACAAGATATCAGGGGATACATCATTCACTATTAAGGGATGGTTATTCCCAAATCAACAAGATCCTGTAGGTAATATCTTCTATATTACAGAAAATTTTGTAAATGTTGACGTTGTAACATCATTGCAAAGTCTAACTTCTATTGACGCTAATACCGATACAATCAATATTAACGGTTACCCACAAATAACAAACCCTATAGAAGCATAGTCACTTGTTAACATCAAATACTTTATTAAATAATTAATCACCATGGCTGATCAGATAGATCAAAATAGAGAAAGTACATTCGGAAGAGAGCTGATGAGATTTGTTACTCAGCGTCTTCCTTACCAGTCATATAATGCAGCTGATAAGATTAATGAGCTAAATCCAAAATATACAATGTTTTATCAAAAGGGGACTGATAGAACAGGTGCTCTTATCCGTCAGTCGGTATCATCCTCAATATCTACTACAGACGATCAGTACGCAAATATCTTACAGAATAAAGACTATCATGATTTTATGTACGCCAATATCCAACCGGATAAAGGTCGTAGATTAATGGATTATAGAGTCATGGCTGCTTTTTCAGAAGTAGCGGATGCTCTAGATGAAATCTGTGATGAATTTATTAATAAGGATGAAAACGGTGAAATAGTAAAGCTTCGTTTTGTTGATACCGATTTATCAGAAACACAAAAGACTAAGTTAAGACGTGAATTTCAAAAATACATAGGATATTTTGATTTAGAGAATCGCGGTTGGGAGTATATTCGTCAGCTTCTTGTAGACGCAGAATTATACTGGGAACATATTATTCATAAAAAGCACCCTAAGGAAGGTATTCTTGGTGTAATAACAGTACCAGCAGAAGTCATTGACCCTATTTACGAGAATGTACAGAACATGGTCGTCAAGGGCTATCTATTACGCAAGCCAATTTATGATGCCAAGAATCCCGGTAAGGTAGCAAAAACCGAACTCATCCCGATGGATGTTAATCAGGTGACATACATTAATTCTGGTATATGGAATGAAGCGAAAAATCTCCGCTTACCGTTTATTGAAAATGCACGTAGAGCATACCGTCAATTAAGTCTGATTGAAGATGCTATTGTCATCTATCGTTTAGTGAGAGCACCTGAACGTCTTGTATTTAACGTTGATGTAGGGACAATGGCTCCTCCTAAGGCAGAAGCATACCTCCGTAAATTAATGACCAATTATTGGTCAAAGCGTAATTATGACGCTAATCAAGGGGCAACAGTTCAGCAGTTCAATCCCCAGTCAATGTTAGACAGTTTCTGGTTCGCTAAGAGAGCAGGATCTGAAGGTACATCTGTTACACAACTTGCCGGTGGTGCTAATTTAGGTGAATTGACAGATCTGTTATACTTTGTTAAGAAGCTATATAAGTCTCTTAAAGTACCGACTTCAAGATTAAACCCCGATGATCCATATAAGGATGGCGCTGATATTCTTCGTGAGGAATTAAAGTTTGCACGTTTTATTATTCGTCAACAGCAGCGATTTGCAGCTGGTCTAAAAAACGGATTTACTACTCATCTCAAGCTTAGAGGTCTCATGGAAGAGATGAGGCTTAAGGAACATCAACTTGATATTCATTTTAACGTACCGACAAATTTTTATGAATTAAGAGAAAATCAAAAATTTCAGCTTAAAGCTGAAAATTTTAATAGTATTACTCAAAGTGACTTTGTGTCAAAGACATACGCTCAAAAACGCTATCTTGGTTGGTCTGATACTGATGTTATGGCGAACCGCGAGTTCTTACGTAAGGATAAAGAGTTACAATGGGAATTAGCACAAATTGAAAGTAATGGTCCGGACTGGCGTGAAGTTGGAGAATTAGTTGGTGCTGAAGCGGGAGCTGGTGGGGGGGGAGGCGGTGGAGGTCTAGGTGCAGCAGCTCCAGGCTCTGAAGCACCTCCTGAATTCGGTCCAGCTCCTACAGAGACAGCTCCTGAAACCGCTCCTGGTGGTGCAGCAGCTCCTCCAGCCGGTGAAGCTCCTCCTGCTTAATCTATAAATAATAGTATATGGATTGCTCTGCTATAACTCCGATTTCTGCTTTTCAGAGCACAAATCTCAATTCTAAAATTGATTCCTTTTCACGACTTGGTGATAGAATAACGCGTGCTATGGGTGCACCGATGATTAATATTGAAATCCATCAAGATCAATTATTTGAAAATATTTCTATAGCCTGTGAAATGTTTGCTAAGTATGCAGGTTATACGGAAGAGTATCTTGTTTTTAATTCTGATTTATATGTTGATCATAAGGGTATAAAGCTTGACGACCTGTTTAGTATCTCACCTGACTTCAATAAAACAACAGTACCTGTTAATACTGTTTATGCTGCGACATCAACGATACCTGCTAGCTTCTTTAGCTCTTCACCTACACTCTCTTCTGTTTATTCTAGCGGTATATTTGTTAATCAAATTCTAACAACTACAGATTATTTGAGTGTTATTAATTTTAATAGCTTAGTAGCTGTTACATTTAAACCATCTAATAATAATAGACAGCAACTAGTCAATAGTTTTGACTATGACACAATGTCATATAGAAAGGTTATTGATGTCTTTAATTTTGAAGAAGGGACATCTGATGGTGTTAATACTCTGTTTACTATTGAACAGACATTAGCTCAACAGACTTATTTTAGTTACGCAATGGGTAACTATGGATTTGATCTTATTAGCTGGTATACATTAAAGAACTGGCTTGGTGTTAGAGAGAAGATGTTAGCTATCAGACGATATTTTACTTTTGATCCTCGTACACAATATCTTACTATGAATCCTCCACCTCGTACCCCCGGTTCAGGTAGTAGATTCTGGGGCACTTTAGCCTGTTATGTTGAACGTCCACTCAGAGATATTATTAAAGAGCAGTGTGTATATCAATATGCCCTTGCTTTATCAAAAATTGCTGTTGGTAATGTTCGTGGTAAATTTACAGGTACAACAATGTTCGGAGGCGGTCAAATAAACTATAACGATCTTTTAAGTCAAGGTCTAGCAGAGAAAGAAAAGCTTGAAGAAAAACTCTACACAGGTGGAGCTACAGCATTTGGAGATGGTGCACCTCCTATGTTCTTTATTGGCTAAAATGATACCGCTTCAAAAAAATAATAAATTTAAACAAGGTTATTTTAAACCTAAAAACCCATCAAAATATGTTGGTAAAGAGCAGCCTGTTTATAGATCAGGTTGGGAGTTAAAATTCTTTCGTTGGTGTGATGATAATAATAATGTCGTAGAGTGGGCAAGTGAAGCTGTAATTATCCCATATCTAAGTCCAATAGATAATAAAATTCATCGATATTACACTGATGGAATTGTTGCTATAAAAGAGAATGAATATATTAAAAAATACATTATAGAAATAAAGCCAAGCACACAAACTGTAGCTCCGGTGAAGGGTAAGAAACGAAATTCAACCATGGTTTACGAGACAGCAAGATATGCACAAAATATGGCAAAATGGGACGCAGCTCGTAAATACTGTTCTAAACACGGTTATTCATTTTTAATATTAACTGAAAAAGAGTTAGGTATTAAATAAATAACCACTAAACAATAAGTATTTATATCTATGTCCTTACGCTTACTCGTCGAGACCCCAGCACCTGAAGAAGAATTTGAATATATTCTTACTGAGAAAAATCTCAAAGGTGGGCAATCACAACTAATCATTAAAGGACCTTATATGGAATGTGAAATGGTTAATAAGAATCAACGCATCTATACCGAATCTGATATGGCAAGAGAAGTTGACCGTTACGTTAACGAAATGGTTAATACAAAGAGAGCGCTCGGTGAATTAAATCACCCTGCTTCAGCTGAGGTTGATCTTGAAAGAGCCTGTCACATGGTTACCTCTCTTCGTAAGGATGGTAAAACAATTTACGGTGAATCAATTGTACTTTCTACACCTACTGGACAAATCGTTCGTTCACTTATTAATGACGGTGTAAAGGTTGGTATGTCAAGTAGAGCTCTCGGTCAATTATCCGAGGAGTCAAATGGTATTAACCGTGTAAATGAAATGCGTCTTATCGCTGTTGACTGTGTTGCTGACCCAAGCTGCCCAAGAGCATTTGTTAACGGTATTCTCGAATCAAAGCAATTTGTAATCGCACAAGACGGGAGATTGGAAGAAGTTTACGAAAAATTTTCTAATAGTCTCAAGAGTTTACCACGTTACGATGTAGCAACATATTTGAGAGAACAGATACTTTCTTTCCTATCGAAACTATAAATAATTTATAATTATGCCACTCACACCTAAACAGCAAGACGCAGAAAATAAAAGAAAAGCATATCTTCTTGCCACTATAGCAGCTAAGCAAGAAGCACTCAAAGCTCCCGAAGAAGCACTCAAAGCTCCCGCAAGTGATGATGAAGAAGCTGGTGAAGAGTCTGATAGTGTAGAGGGTAAACTCGAAAGTATTGCACATCCTGAACACACAGCAGATGATTTAACCGATTGCCTTAATGAAAATGAAATTCGTACAAATGACAAACAATTTGATATTTTACATAATGTAGTTCGTGAAGCTATGGCTGCAGCATATAAAGGTATACCTTTTGATGCTGATGGTGAATTAATAAATGCTGCTAAGCACGCTGGATTAAGACTTGCTGCAGATCAAATGGATAGTCTTAAAGATCTCATCCAAGTATATACAAATGTTGTTGATGAATATAAAGGCGAGAGTTATGAAGATGCTGAAGAAAAGAAGCACGCATGGAGACCTTCATGTGATTGTCCGTCATGTCAAGCAGCTTACGCAAAGGAAAATGAGCGTCGCAGAAAAGCCGGTCTTAGTCACGAATCAACACAGATTACTAACTTTATTAAGGCCGTTTCTCAAAAAAATTACGCCTCAGCTAATAAGTATTTACAAGGCGTAGTTGAAGGTAAATTAAAGCGTACAATCAGCAAGGTCGTCAATAAATAATTTATATGGAAAAAAATATCAGCCAAGTCCTCAAAGAAGCCACAAAGGATATCCTAACAGAAGACGTCCTTAAGGAAATTCAAGAAGCCTTTGATGCTTCAGTTAGCGAAAAAGTCGCCCTTCACGTTGAGAAGGCTTTAACTGAGCAGGATGAAGATTATGCTAAGAAGCTCGAACATCTTCTTGAGGCCCTTGATGCCGACCACACAGCCAAGCTCAATAAGGTTGTTACGGCTTTAGACGCTGATCGCACAAACAAGCTCAAGACTGTTATTGAGAAGTACGAAACAGCTCTTACAAATGAAGCTGCTAATTTTAAAAACACATTAGTTGATCAGGTTTCAAATTATCTTGATCTCTATCTCGAAGAAAAGATTCCCGCTACAGAAATCCAGGAAGCAGTCAACAACAAGCGTGCTAACTCCGTTCTTGATGAAATTCGTGGTATCCTTGCCGTTGATATGGCTCTTGCACAAGAGTCAATTCGTGAGGCTGTAGTTGATGGTAAGACAAAAATTGATGAAGCTGCTGGTCAGCTTGAAGTCGCTAATAAGCGTGTTTCCTCCTTAACCGAGGAACTAAACAAAGTTAAGTCTGCTCTTATTCTCGAGCAAAAGGTCTCAAGCCTTGATGACGAGAAGAAGGCTTATATGAAGAAGATGCTTGGTACAAAGAGTGCTAAGTTCATTGCTGAAAACTTTGATTATACTCTCGGTTTATTTGAGAAGACCGAAGAAGAGCGACTCAATAGCCTCAAGAACGAAGCCATCAATGAATCTGTTGCAACAACAGTTGATCGCCCCGTTATCGAGGAATCCGTTACCAAGACAGTTGAAAGCGAAGAAGCTCCAATCTTCAACGTTTACATGTCAGAGCTTGGTAAGTATTAATTTTTATTAAAAGGATTTAAAGGAAAGATTTTCCTTTGCTAGTTGAGGGGTATTACCCTTGAACAGTAATTATAGGTCGACACAAACGAAAGAAATATTAAAACTATGTCAAATATTCGTCCCTCACAGTCTTACATCGATGTCAATCGCGCACAGGCTCTCTTAGAAAAGTGGAACCCAGTTCTTAACTATACTTCTGAGAACGTCGCCGCAATTGAAGACGATCACACACGTCTCAATACCGCCATCCTCCTTGAAAACCAGGAGAAGTGGTGCTTTGAGGCTAATAATGCATCAGGTGGTACAGGTGGTGTTTTCAGTGGTGGTACAATTGGTGCCGGTAATTACGGTAACCAGTTCCCTTCACAGAACGACAGCTCTTACGCTCCTGGTGATGCTCGTCTTCCAAAGATTCTCATCCCGATGATCAGACGTACATTCCCTGAGCTCATCACTAACGAAATCGTTGGTGTTCAGCCCATGAGTGGTCCAGTCGGACTCGCATTTGCACTCCGTTATAAGTACGAAGGTACACCTCTCGGTGCTACCTCTTCTGGTCTTGATGCCTCTGGTGCAAGCCCTGCTGGTCCTCAGCAGGCTCTTGCCAACACAGGTACCGAACTTGGGTATCAATATCTCGATTCTCGCTTCACCGGTACATCCGCTGGCGCGCTTTCAGGTCTTGGTACAAACTCTGCATTCCCTATTCCTGCACAGGATCAGGGTGTTGCTCAGCTCCTTAGCCAGTTCGAACTCACATCCAACATTCCTCAGATCGTTGTCTCCTTCGAAAAGACAGCAGTTGAAGCCGGTACACGCCGTCTTGCAGCTCGCTGGTCTGTCGAACTCGAGCAGGATCTTAAGAACATGAACGGTATCGATATCGATACTGAGCTCACAAACGCTATGTCTTATGAGCTTCAGGCCGAAATCGACCGTGAAATGATCATCCGTATGGTTCAGACAGCTCTCAATGCCGGCTACGGCACTGGGTACTCCATCTGGTCCCCTGCTTCCGCAGACGGTCGTTGGTTGGTTGAGCGTAATCGTGACTTCTATCAGAGACTCATCATTGAGGCTAACCGTATTGCCGTTCGTAACCGTCGTGGTGCCGCTAACTTCATCGTTGGTACACCTCGCGTTTGCGCAATCCTTGAAATGCTCCCTGAATTCCAGTGGGTACCTGTTCAAGGTAACGTCAACACACAGCCCGTTGGTGTTGCAAAGGTTGGTTCGCTTGCCGGCCGTTTCAACGTCTACCGTGATACACGTACAGAAGCTCAATACGAAGCTAACGCCGGGGGTAACCTTGGTGGTAAGAACGGATTCCCATCCGGAACAACTCGTACTGCTCGCCTCGACTACGCCCTTCTCGGTTATAAGGGTCCTGAGTTCTATGACACCGGTATCATCTACTGCCCATACATCCCTGTTATGGTTCAGAGAACAATCGGTCCTAACGACTTCAGTCCCCGCGTTGGATTGCTTACCCGCTATGGTGTTGTCGATAATATCTTTGGTGCAAACCTCTATTATCACGTCATCATCCTCCAGGGTCTTGGCACGGCGTTTACGCCTTCCACTCAGTCGGTTTATTTTTAGCCTGTATCTCCTTGTACTACAAGGATTTATAATAAAAATACACAAAAGTCAAATAAAGAGCCTCGCGAAGAAATTCGCGAGGTTTCTTTTTATATATCAAACCTACAACGCAGACCGTTTACATGCATAAATATTCTTATGAAAGAATATCTGTTATATATTACGAAGAACAATATCAATAACAAAATTTATGCAGGCAAACATATAGGGTACAAATCTGATTCATATATTGGCTCAGGCCCAACTTATTTTCTCAAAGCAGTCAAAAAATATGGCAAAGAAAACTTTACACGTAGATGGCTTAAAATCAGAATCAATACAGAAGAAGATTTAAATAGACTCGAACGTCGATTAATTCGTATACTCAAGCATTATTGGAGAAATAATTGTTATAATATTCATGAAGGCGGAACAGGTGGTGATCCTTGTAAATATTTTTCTTACTATACTAGACAGGAGATTAATAAGCGTATTTCTGAAAGTAAGAAACGACAATATGAACGAGGTCAAACCTATAATCAGTTGATTGGTAGAAAAAAACAAAGCATTACATTAATCACAAAAAATAATCGAAACGGTGACTTTTATAACGAAATGCTAAAAAAGCAAAAAGATAAAGGTCGTCGCCTATCTATTCGAATAAAGGAACAGGGTCTAACGGAGAAAGAAAAACAAAGAAACCATGCTAATATGCTTAACGGTAAATATAAGCTCGAATATACTATTACCTTACCAGATGGTACATCATTTACATATAAGCATAACTCTAGAAATTTTATGCGTATGCATAATGTAGAAGGACATATATTTGCAATAATAAACAAAAAAGGTGAATACAGGGTTAACCGTAGAACAGTTAAAACAAAGCATAATTACCCTGTAGGTACTATATTTAAAATGATTAAAATATTTGTACGCTGATGAATAAATATTGATATATGGCATACGAAACCAATTTAAACTATTCACCAAATATTGCATCTGTTAACAGCTCTACTGTTACTGCGTTAGGTTACGCTGCAACAATTAAAATATCGGCTAGTGCAACAACACTTGGTACTTCACTTCCTGACGAAGACCTCACATTATCCGTTCGTCTTAGCGGTAATAGTGACGGTGTTTCATTAAGTGCTAGTAGCCTTACAAGCATTACTCTTACATTAAGCTCACCTACAGCTCTAACAACCCCCCAAGTATGGCCAGGTAATATCGCTGCATCAACATTTAGACCTAGCGCTAGTGCAACTCTTACTGTTACATTCCCACAAAGAAGTTTATTAACAACATCCATTAGCCTTAGTGCAGGATCAGTAAATACTGTCCTTGACTCTGCAAAAGCATCTGTTATCGATAACTTCTTCTACCTCACCGGTAGTCCCGATGTTTACCATCAAGTTCGTACAACAGGTGGCCATGCCAATCTTCAGGCATATCTCGGTTAATAAAAAGTATACATATATAATAAAAAAGAGGAGCTTCGCTCCTCTTTTTTTGTTACAACACTACAACAAATTTTACTGGCCCATTGTCTTCTTTGTATAGACGTTCGTATTAATCAACTTATCAGGGATCAGGTCATTCCTACTAGCACGAGTAGGGTTAATATCTAACGACCCACGACGTGAATAAAGAAGTGTAACACAACAATCAGATACTTCTTCATGAGACATAATGACATTGTAAAGCTTCTCAGCACAAAATTCATGAAATTCATTAACCTCACGCAATGAGGCAATTTGCTTAAAGAGTGATGTAGGTTTAACTCTAAACCCATTCTTTGTTACAATATGAATGTATGCTGCACCGGTATCCTTCTGCTTAGTGTGACGGCAGCGTGAGCGAAGAGCATTTGTAAACCACTTATCAGATACAGGTTCACTATCTTCAGGATTAATTTTATAAAATTCTAGATGATCTTGCTGAGCAGAATAATCAGTTACCTCGATAGTATTAGATACATCTAATAGCTCCCAAAAGAGATCCTTATAATCATTAACAGGATCAAAAGAACGCTCATCAGAACCTGATTCATAAAATTTAACCTGTACGGGTGTTCCGATAACTTGTGTGAGATCGTCGGTAATTTGTTGTTCGTAATTACTAATAGCTTCACGAACCGTGTCACCCATCTTACACATATCAAAAGAATTAAAGTAAAGCTTGGCTGACTTTGACTCTACCATAAATTCAGAGCTCGATGGGTATGTATATTTTACAGTACCAGCAATAGGGTAACCGTTATTAAGAAGAAACGTCGCTTCATGACAATGCCAGGTGTCAAATCCTACAAACTCATCTCCCTTAATACCGTGATCCTGTCGAGCAAGAATACGAGGCATGGGATTGAGAAGTGACGGATCAAACTTCTCCGTATAAACGGCATATGAAGCTGATGATCCTAGTGTTTTAGATGCAATATCGGTTAGGTTGGTTGTTGACATAAATTTAATTTAGCTTTAGTTTAATCGCTTCCATTCGCTCTTCAACTGTTCCTTTTAGTCGAACGAGTTTATTTTTTAATAAATTATCCCCATATGAAACAATTACTTGTTCAAATGTTTCAATTATCTTATTACGAAATTCTACATCTACGCTTCTCTCCCCATCATCAACAAGCGCTACATCATACGGGTCTGTATAAAAAACTACATCATACATTGGTATAAGCTTCTCAAAGACATGCTTACTGTAATCAAATACCCACTTAGATACACTACCCTCTATGTGAAGATACCCTGTATAACATACACCATCGAGAATACAGCGATCAAATATAGCCCCCTTTGTCTCCCTAAATCTCAGTACATTCTCAATATGTTTATTAATAATTAGACACTGAGTCAAACCTGTACCCTGCTCATTAATCGGCACATTAAACTCCCTCCTGACAAGTCTAGTCACCTCCGGAACATACTCGTATCGATCACCATAATGATCCCTACATGCAGTTAATAATGTACTCTTGCCCGTTGACTGAGCACCTGAAAAACTTATAAGCATACTATTATTGTAGTATCACTTCGCCCACTTGCTACGATTAACAATCTCAGCAATAATACTATAAACAGAAATATCTAAAAAAGCATCAAAGACAGATTCATTAGCTGATTCGAGACTGTTCTTTCTAAGAACAAGATTAATCAAACGCTGTAATTTATCATTAAGTCTTACAACAATAGCTGATATGGAAGCTTTCCTCTCTTCTGCGGTATTTAAAGAAGAGCCGAGTGAAATATTCCCCGGACCATAATCAAACTGCTTCTTACAAAATGTAAGATAGTGATCGTGCTGAATCTTCTTAAACTCTGCACAAGTCAGAGGGTATTGTGTTTCAATTGCGTTTACTATTTCGTCTATGCTCATAATTGTCAAAAAACTTATACCATACAGCGCTAGCTAGAGAATGGAGACCTCTAATAACTTCTTCTTCTGTTAAACCCTGAATATTAATTGCATGATCGTGTATGATTTTACCGGCATCTACCTCTGGTACAACTTCATGTATAACAACACCGGCTATCTTATGACTAGCTTGTACAGCTCGTACTTGTGGATCCTTACCCCTAAGCTCAGGGTACATTGTTATAAGACCAGGGTGTAAATTATAGATCTTATACTTCTTACAAATCTCTTTTGGAATTATTCTAAGATAACCGTGAAGAGTAATAAGTGGATCCTTAAACGGTTTTAATGCCTTCTTATAATCACTAACAGAAGGGTTCTTAGGTATTACTACCCAATTCAACTTACCTTCATTAAGCAAATTTTTCAAGTGTGGCTCAATACCCTCAATACCTTGTCTATTAGTAATAATAGCATCAGGGATACGGTTGTAATGAACTATTAAATTGGTTATCTCAGAACCTGTTCGGCTAAAGAATACAATCCAAGGATAATCTATCGACATAAAATTTTCTTAAACATTTTAGTATTATAATCTATAATTTCCATCTCATCCTTTGTAACTTCGTGATCAATTAAATCAGCTAGTTTTGTAGACGGTTTTGTTGGTAAACCATAATCAGCATCGTACCGTAATCCATGCAATGCTGCAACAATAGGGTTACTTGTATCACAGCTTACAATATTAAAGATATTGTGATTAATGTAATAGCGGAATTCTTTAGCTAAAGAGCAGCCAAGTAGATGATGTGGTTTATTCCAATTCCAAATACCTTTTTCAATGAGCTGACTAATAAAACGCTGACGACCGGTGCACCATTGATCAAGCTTCGTATAACCTTCACCTGTTGTATTATAATATGAAAAATCAAAACTAATAGCAATTATATCAGCATGATCGGACATAAACTTATAACAATCTATAAGCTCCTGCCAGGTTTTACCCTGTACCGCACCAATTGCTTTTGTTATGCAATGTTGCTTAATTTCTGTAATTCGTCCTGTTGATATCCACTCTACATAACTCCTTCTAGTCTGTTCACTATCTTCAAGAACATCCGGTACAATAAACATATTCGGCTTAAGATCGATAGTAGCATTAAAGAACTTTTCACTATCAAACGCATGACCTAGTTCAAAGATTGAGTTATCAAGAAGAACCTCTCTGTTATATACCTCTCGCGCTGTCTTAAAATATTGATAATATTTTGGATGTGATTCAAAGAGATGCACTAAAGCATAATCAAAATCATTATAAAGTGTTGAAGTCTGTAGAATCGAAATCGGTGATTCATGTGATACTTTAATTAGCATATTACAATTTTATGTGTAAATAATCGTATATCAACTATGGATTATCCAAAATATTTTGGCAACTATCTAGCGATTGTCGTACAAAACAATGACCCCCAATATCGTGGCCGTGTAAAGGTATTTGTACCTCACATCTCTCCTTCTGTATATAAAAACTGGATAGAGAACTCAAAGGATACGCCTGCAAAGGATAAACTAATAAAATTTATAGGTAATAATGTAGGTAGTGATCTTACGGATGTTATTGAGGATTTAAAACTTATATTACCATGGGCTGAGGTTACAGCTCCAATCGCCGGAGCTGCGAGTGCAGGCAGATACCACGCAGCATCAAAACAAGCAACAACAAGTGATAGTTCAAACCGTGATTATCATTATACAGAAAGCAGTACAAGCTTTGCACAAAATATTGACAATATAGGTGAAAAACCAGGTAACATTTATGATCAAGCAATTGTTAATTTAAGCGATGCTTTTAATAATCCTCAGCTTACTAATGCAAATAATGTTAATAAATTAAGTTATAATTATACACCGGAATGTTATAGTAATAGTGCTAAAGGATCGTTCGCTATACCTAATGTTGGAGCTCACGTCTGGGTTTTCTTTAATGAAGGTGACCCATTAAAGCCTGTAGTATTTGGTGTATCGTATGGTGCTTCTGATTGGAGTAGTATATTTGATGCAGCACCTGGTCAACCAGGAATAGATTACCCAGGTGAATATGAAAATGATTCAAAAGGTACACAATCAATAAATGCCGAAACTTATCGTAACAAATATGTTATTAATCAAAAAGGAGGTACATTAGCGTTTGTTAATACAGATAATCGTGAAATTTTAAAACTTACACATTATTCAGGATCATTTAAAGAATTTAATAACCAGGCAAATGTAGAGCTTGCTACAAATAATGATCAGAAACTCGTACTGGGTGATTTATTTGATACAGTTCGTGGATCACGTAATAATTTTACTCAACGTGATAGTGATGTCATTATTCATGGCGATCATTATAGAAAAGTTGGTGATTTAAATGTTGTTCTCTATAAGAACTGGAAACAACTAATGGATCCTATAGCTGATATTAAGCAGTTATTTGACATCAGAAGAACTAGCGGGATGACATCAGGTGTTAATAGCTTAATAAAGCTCAACGGAAAAGGTCAATCGCAAAGTGGAAGTTTTGCTCCTTGTCCAGTTTGTGCCCCTATAGGAGATACAAATTCAAAAGCTGGAATGTTTTTAAATTTATCTAGTAAGGCTCTTCAAGCTACAGGTGCAACGTCACATTCCAATAATATAGGTGGTGATATGGTAGGTAGTTTTAAATCCCTTTTATTCTCAGGTCTTCAGTCTGGGTTTTCACCATCACTACTTAAAAGTTTTCCAGGTGCATTTATACCTAGTATACAATCGTTTACGGGGATAATTCCTGCAAAAGCTATACCAGGATTAGGTAGCATAACATGTACTGATGGTTCAACCATTCCTAATAGTATAGGTAGCCCTTTAGGTAAAACATGCCCGGCCTGCGGGGGTTCAGGCCTGAGTCCGAGTTCCTTTAATGGAGTATGGGCACGTGAAACAAAAAAATTTATTGATTTACCTCAAAAAATAGCTGCCATTATACCACAGCTTGCGAGACTCGAGGCTCAAATGGGTCTCGGTGGTTCAGAAATTGTTGAAATTACAAAACATAAAATAGAAACGATTGGAACAGTAATGAACGACTGGGGTGCTATTCGTGTTGATCCTAAGGGTAAGATGGAGGATGCTTATATTCAGGTCCAGCCAGGCGGTACTCTTATAGTAAAAAAAGAGACACCTCTTATTGAACAGGTACAGGTAGATGATTTACCTGGTGGTACATATACGCTTAATGTCTGTAATAAATATAATGTATTGGTAGGTGCAGGTGGTTTAAATTTAAAGTCCTATGGTGTAGTGAATATTGTAGGTGCTATGACTAATATTGCCGGTGAGCAAGTTAATATCGGTAGTGCTAATGAAGTTAATATCGATGGTGGTCGTAGATTAAGTCTCGTCGGTGATGTTGTGAGTATAAAACAGCGTTATGGTGAACAAATATTAATTGATGGTAGTATAGGTATTACTGGTAATGTTTATGTTAAAGGCGGTATATACGCAGAAGGCCGTGTATCTACACACGAGCTTGAAGCTCCTCATTCTATTCAACAGACACATAAATCTAAAGTTACAGGTAACCCGGTACCTGATATGTGTAACGGTACCGGGTTACCTGTTGATATAAAGGGTAATTTTGATCTTCAATCTGCAATTACAGGTGAATTAAATCCAACAACACTTAAACCCGGTAAGGCAATTTTTATGGGATATACAGATCCTGGTTCATATGTAGGCTGGGTACCTGAACTCTCCGTTGTAGGATATATAGAAGCAGGTACTTATATGGGATCTAATTTAGGTGGCTCTCTTTATACAACAAATAGGATACCCGTATACAGTTATGGTTTTCCAGTTGTAGGGCTCGGTGCAACACTTGCAGATAGCCCAACACAAGAATTACCACCTCGTCAAGACTTACGTACAACTCCCGTACAAACAGGTTTTACAGGGTTTACATATCAAATGGCACAGCTTCAAAATAATACAGATGGTAATATAAGAGGTCTACCAAGAAAAACAATTATTGCTAAACTTATAGCACAACAACAACCGCTTCAAGCCGGAGCTACAGAATTTCCAATTATTAATTTTGGACTCGGTTCACACCGTGATTGTACTGTTATGGCAGATCATTCTCATAGCTATGTAGAAGGCCATACCGGCACAAATCATGATATACGTACCTCTGCAGCTTCAAATCTCGGAGCCCGTGCTAATATATCACAAAGCAAGGGAGGCTAAATTACCCTTTAAATATACTTTTATTTTCCAAAATAAAAATTGTAAAATATGCGTATGATTGAAAAATAGGTACCTGTTCTAAATTAAAAGCATTTTCATATAAATTATTAATATTAATATTTTCTCTTACAAATGTCCCTATACATTCACCATCTATAGGGTACACACCTTTTTGTAGAAGGCTATAACAGTTTTTACATGTAAGACCGTATTCATGTATTATACTTTCGTATCTCCTTTTAGAGATATCCAGCGGATTAGTATTGAAATTACTAAACTGAGTTAGAAGAGGTGAAAAATAATTTTTTGGTGTAATTTTTATTCCTCTAAAGCACATTACTTCCTTTTCTTTTTTTGGTAAATAATGAACATAATCTTTTGCATTTAAATATTCTTTAAGATTTAATCGAGCTTGGTCGTAGGCATTTTTAATTTGAAAGCCAAGAATACAAAACGGGTATTCGTTATCCTTCAACATATAAAAATTTTTAGCACTAGGTAGCTCTGATACCAGATCTATATCAATTAAATTCATAAGTCAAATTATATGACTTATTCTTATATAAATCTACTAATTAATGTGCTTTACAGTTTCAAATACCTTTGTAAGGAAAAAGATTAAAAAAGATGAACATGTAGCGATTGCTGCAGTAAGAAGATTAGCGCGAAGTTGATGTGCGCCATGTTCTTTTATTTTTGTTCGTTCGAACTCATGAGATATCTGATATGATATATTATTAAAGCGTTCGTTAACAATTGCTGTAATATTATCGAATTTTAATCCCATTTCTGTATCAATAGAATGAATATTATTGACAATGCGTTCTTCAAACGCATCTAATCTTTCATTTAAGCTTGTGACTTGATTAGTTAATGACGGTGCACCGTTTCCTTGATATATAGTCTTATAAAGAGTGTCTACATCATTTCTTAGTTTTCTAATTTCATTGAGATTCATTTCGTCAAAGCTCATAATGTTAATATTTTAAATATTTATTTAACCTGAAACGAATATGATAGAATACCACGTGGTAATGTATAAACTTTACCAAAATGTTTACCTTGTCTGTCCCTAACAATAATTGTGAGCTTATCACTAGTGATTACAGGCCCGTTGATTATTTCAACATCACCAAGGGTAATTTTAAAGCTGATTACACCCTTTTCTACATCAAAAACAGAGAGAGTGTTAGCATTAGAAGCAACAGCAGAGTAAATTTTCGCCATATTGATATTTATAAAAATATGGTAATTAATGTTAAGTTGATAAATAATTTAGTATAGTATGCCTAGCAATTCCATTACAAAACTTATAATAAGAAGTGGTCCTGATCGTGATCGACAGAACGTCGCACTTAATCAAGCTGAACCTGGCTTTACCATAGATACAAAAAGACTTTTTATAGGAGATGGTATAACACAAGGTGGTATATCAATAGCAACAAAGAATCTCGGTTTTGTTAGTACACTTACAGGTACGGGTGTAGGTAGTCTTAATGGTTTATCTCAGACAGCCGTCAAAGCAACATCTGGAGCTATAATAGGAGACTTACTATATGATCAAAGAACATCCACACTATTTACACTAACAAGCTATAGCACCCCATCACTTACTGCCTATAGTGCAACACCGGCACTATCTAATTTTGCGCCATATACAGTAGGTGCATCAGTTGATTATACACAATTCGATAATAATGTACCTATTCATATTAAACCAGGTGGTATCACACAAAAGGAAATAGCCCCCGGTGTATTTACAGGTGGCGCTCTTCAGGGCGGTGGTGGTAGTATTGTCACAATTGCTAACAATAAAGTAACAGATGCAATGTTGGTTAATATGCCAGCAAATAGTGTTAAGGTTAATAATACCTCTAACGCAACCTCACCTACCAATCTTACGCTCAATACAGGACAGTTTGTTGGTCGTATCGGTACAAATCTTGCAGCTATCACATTAGCAAGTACAGGTGGTATAACATTTAATAACAATACAACTACAAATACATTAACGATTTCATCCGTATCACCTCTTCCAATTGCAGGTGGTGTAATGCAGGGTATTATTGATAGTAATACGTATGTTATAACTCAATCTACGAGTCCGAGTTATAGTTATCAAGTAGCTAATAAAGGATATGTAGATAACCTCGTAGATAACCTCGCAAGTCTTCTTTCCTGTGTTAATGTTACATATGTTACATATGTTACAACAAACTCTGCACCTACAACAAGCTTTGCACCTACAACAAGCTTTGTACCTATAACAAGCTTTGTCTTTGTACCTATAACAAACTTTGTACCTATATCAGGTGGTACAATGACAGGAGATCTTTCTGGTACTAATGTATACGTTTCAGGAGTTGTTGCCCCAGGCAGTAAGATTTCCACAGGCGATGCAGGGGTTGAAATTGGTCTTAATAGAACAGCAAGCGGTAATTCCTATGTCAATTTTTATTCAAATACAGGAAGCTATAGCTCTAAGATTTTAAGACAATCTGGTTCATCAGGTAATTTTAATATAATTAATACAGGGTCCGGTGGCATATGGTTGACAACAGATAGCAGTCTTGTTAACCCACCTGGTATTTTAATCAATGCCTCTAATAATGTTGCAATTGGTGCAACGAGTGTAGGGAGCGGTTTAAAGCTAGATGTAGCTGGTGCCATTAATAGCTCAATAGTAGGTACCGGAGGAAGAGAAAAAAATATAACATTACAAAATACTGGTGTTGGATATACAGCATCATTTGGATTGAGAACAGGTGTTAATACTTTTTCTATTAAAGATGAAGCTGCAGGTGTTGAGCGTTTAATTATCGATAGCACCGGTAATATAGGTATAGGTGTTGTACCGATCGCTAGTTTAACTGTTTCAGGTAGTATTAGTGCAAGTAATTCACTCTCAGCTGCAAATATTATAGTATTAAGTGCACCGAGTACCGGCACACACGCAACCAACAAACAGTATGTTGATAGTAAATTCTTACCCCTATCAGGAGGTACTCTAACTGGAGAAGTCTCAGCTGGTGCAAATAGAATATATGCAAACAGTATACCTGTTAATATCTATGAATTAGCGAATAAGCAGTACGTTGATAATGCTGTATTAGGTGCTACAAATGGTGGGGCAACACAAAGCTGGGTATATACAAATTTTGTGCCATTGACAGGCAATACTACTATTACAGGTAATATATCTGCAGGTAATAATAGATTTTACGCAACCAATCAACCAACAAGCAATTCCGAATTAGCTAATAAAGCATATGTAGATACAGTAGCCCTCGGTGCTGTTTCAAAGGGATATGTTGATAGTAAGTTTTTACCTCTTTCAGGTGGTATAATGACAGGTGATATTACCCTAGGTTCAAATAAAGTTACATCAACTTATGACAACTCAACGGATGCAACAGGTAATACACTTACTAGAAAAACATATGTAGATACAAAGCTATCTCTTACCGGTGGTACAATGACAGGAGATATTATACTTGGTATAAACAAAGCTATTTCGACTTACGATAACGCAAATGATTTAACAGGTAATACACTTACTAGAAAGACATATGTTGATGGTAAAATTTCAACTGAACGTTCATATAATAACAATACGTTCTTACCGCTCGCCGGTGGTACAATGACGGGTGATGTTAATGTTCAAAGTGTATATACCGCTAATACGACACCTACAAATAATAATGAATTGACTAGTAAGATATATGTAGATAGTCAGGTTATTAACGCTACACCTACAGGTATGGTTGCATTCTTTGCAGTATCTAATACTAATACAGCCCCGTCAGGGTGGTTAAAGGCAAACGGAGGTTTAGTTGATCGTGCAACATATCAGAATCTCTGGAATTCCTTGCCAAAAAATGGCACAGGTACAAATACTATATGGGGTAAAGCAACTGATGGATCAGCACTTGGTAGTGGTGGTAAATTCCGGTTACCAGATTTAAGAGGTAAGTTTATTAGAGGTTGGGCAGACCCTGACACGGGTACATCGCCAATCGATACCGGATCTGCTGGTTTACCTGGATACGACAGTGGTAGAGTATTTGGTATTGACCAATTAGATCAATTTCAAGGGCATTATCATAGTGGAGAGTTTACATCAACAGGAATAACTGGAATTACCACCAGTACATATGCTGCGAACAAAGACGGGTTAGACCATCTTCATTATGCTGGTCAGCATCAAACCTTAATTACATCAGTTAATAGCTCTGGTAAGGCTACAGTAAATGGTGTAATTACGTCACCATCAGCTGATGGTACTAATGGGGCACCTTACTATGGAACAGAAACACGACCAAAAAATGTTGCTCTTCTTGCATGTATTAAATACTAAGATATAATATACCTAATGAAGGTATATAACTATCATCCTGAAAGTTTTATTCTTACGAGTATCGAGGAAGCAGCTGAGGATCCGTTAAGACCTGATGAATACATACTACCTGATTATTCTACTACAGTTATACCTCCGGAGATAACAGATAAACAGTATCTTGTTTATAATGAAACGGATAAAGAATGGGTTATAAAAGACTACCCTAGACCACCTTATTATGAATTGCGTAGAAGAAATTATCCTTCAATTTTTGATTACATTGATGGAATCGTAAAGAATGATCAGGTTCAAATTAATAAGTATATAGAACAATGTAATGCTGTTAAAAAAGCATTTCCAAGGCCTGAACTTGATTATGAGATTTGAAAATAAATTTAATGAAATTTTAGAAGCGTTCGATGGTACGGCTCCTGGACTCTCACCAAAGCAGGTAGCTGGTATAAGAACTACAAGTCAAGGAATGACGAATGGTGATAATAATACTGCGACATTTAATCAACCTAAAGAAATAGATGGCAACTTTCTCCCATCTAGAAAGCAAATTATAGCACAGAGAAAAAAAAAGAAACGGAAATCATTCTTCCCAAGGAAAGACTAGCCAGCAATCTGAAGGAAATTTTTCAGCATAGTAGTCAGGTATAAATTTTGTATCTTCTTTTATACAAAGAGTAGCTACCCGAATATTTTCTAGACCATATTGATGTTTGAGAAGATCAACAATATGAAGTAAAGTGTCTCCGGTATCAGAAAGATCATCCACAACGAGTACGTTTTTACTCTTATAATTGCAAATATCTACCCCTGGATCCTGAAAGGCAACGAAACCACTTGTATGTAAATTATCGTCAGTATAGCTCTGAATAGTATAATTAAAAAACGGCTTAACGTTAAATTTATAAGCCATAAGGACAGCTGGAATCAACCCACCTCTACCAACGCCTACTATAGCATTAGGTATATAATCAGCATCAATTAATTGCTGTTCAATTACAGAAAGATTATGATGCACATTATGCCAGTGCACGTGACATTGTTTAGACATGAAGCTATTTTAACTACAATCTAATAATAATCAAATATTACTTTTTACTATTATGAGCATCTTGAAGAGCTTTATTAATGCTATGACAATACACTACAGCATCTTCGTACTTTCCGCTACTAACTAATTCATGAAGCTTATTAATATCTTTCTTTATCTTTCTCTGAATAGGTGTTTCGTTTGCTTCTGATCCACTAGGTGATAAATTGCTTACTGTCGCTTTATCGCCAAATGCACCTTGAACACCTTTATTACCGTTAGGTAGAATACTTCTCGAACTATTATTAGCAGTCATCAGAGGACTATATCTTTTAGTAGCCTTATTACCAGGTAACTCAGTAGAAGAATCATTATAATTCTCAGCTAAATATTGTTCGTAGATTGCATAGACATCTTTAACCATATATACTAATTATATTTATGAATCTAACCATCAAAGAGAAGAAAGAATATATGGTTAAAACAATTAAAAAATTTTGGTTTGGTTATAAAGTCTGTGAAGGGTGTTCTTCTTTAGTTTATGAAGAAGTAGGAGTGTGTCCTATATGCAAAGTATATAGGTTTGATAATACTAAGAAAACCGTACACAAAATAGCTGAAAAGATGTTAACGGATGAATTCTTTATTCTTCCTGAAGAATGTACTGCGAGCGCCTCAAAGGGGTATAGCGATTTAAATTCTGAGAAAGAATAACAACATTCTCCATCATCTCTTTCTTCTTATCCTTATTCTTTTCTCTCTTAGCAGCTAGATATGTATCAATAACCATATCTGATGTTACAAGAACAGTACTCTTGTGTTCAATATTAGCTGTCATAGTGCTCCCGGTTTTTGAAGTCGCCCTCATAGAAATATTTAATCTATTTTAGAGACGAGTTTGAAGTGATCAAGCTTTACTTCTTTGACCACTGACGGTGCTTCTTGAACACCTTTGACATGACTTTCGATATGACGTCATCCTCACAACAACCATGAATGAGGGAAGTAATTTCGTGAGCTATACTATCAATTTCACGAACATCATCTTTAACAATCTTATCTACCTTAACCCAGTTTTTAGCAGGAAGTTGCTTTTCCTTCTTTTCTTCAGCAGCTTCTGTGCCACCTAGTACTGGTCTAATGGTAGAAGGGGCTGTAGGTGTTGTTGGTGTTGAAGAAGGCTGCTGACCGGTAATCATCGGTGTAGTAATATTGGGTGTAACAGTAGGTACACTCTCATTATAAAGATTAGCTATAATTCTACTATCTCTAAGCATATTATTATTTATGCTGCTACAGATGTTCCCTTGATGAGATTGATTTGTTTAGGGATAAGCTCACCTGAAGCATTTCTTATTTGAAAAGTGAAAACGTGCTGTTTTGACTTTGATGTCTGATCTGCTGGTGCATTAGGATCAGGTGTTGCTGTATCCGTTGTTGTAGTTACGATAATATCAGCACCTTTTCTCTTTTCTCTAACCCCAGGCCCGTGATAATATGGGTACTGAATCTTGACGTTATGTATTCTACCTAGGAATGTATGCTTTAAATTTTCTAGAGTCGTTATATCGTAGGCTTCGTATTCATCTTTTGCTTTACCGCGGACATAGTAATAACCGTAATCAATTGCCGATCCAAGATAATCTAAAAGTACCTTTTCGTCATACCCTGTAACCTGCTTTGCTTCTTTTTCTCCATATACAACTTGCTTCATATATGCTTCAATACCCTGAGCAACCTTTGTCTTATCGAGCTTTGCTGCAGCAAAAAGTTTGTCAGCGACAGGGTTAGGATTTGTGATAACGGTATTATTCTTCAATTCGAATGTATTGCCTATACCGTTATTGGCGATTGTCTTACCACCTGAAGCCTTCAGTGAGATATAATATTCTTTTCCTGTATTGTCTATAAGTGTTATATCCGCGATACTTGGACCGACATTCTGCGGTTCACCTGTTAATTGTCTTTTTACAAGTTGACCGAATCCTGTCTTTGAATCAACAAATGTTATATCCCTACCAGCAACTTCTTTTATAGCTTTAAACAGAGGATTGGCTGCCTGAAGTTCAGGTGTCATATTTGCTTGTATCTCTTCTGCTTTTTGTCTTTCAAAGGCCATACCAGCGTTTGACATAGCTCCACCTGTTAAGATGACGTAGTGCTCGGCGTTATTATCATCCACAACAACATACGTTGGATACTTCGAAGACTTACTTTCCTTTTCAGCAGTCTCCGTCTTCTTAGGAACAACTTTAACTAACTTAAGTTTTAATAAATCAAAAGCAGCACGAACATCATCTTCTGTAACTGCGTTCTTTTCTTTCGGTGAGATTCTTATCTCTCCTCGCTTTCCACCTCTTGCTATAGCCTCAGGATCTAAAACATCAGTTAAACCTCTTATTATGTCTGCATTTGTACGCTCTTTTATAAATCTATTAAAAGGAATCATTCTATACGTATTTATTGTCTATAACAATAAAACAAGAGAATTTCAAGGGCTCCTTAGTTCTTCCTATGTTTAAACCAATAGTATAAGAGTACAAAAGAACTAATAATACCAGTAAGATAATTGAGAAACCACCAGAGTCCGAAAACATTGGTAATCATATAGATCATACCAAATACATATCCTGATAATCCTAGAAAAATCATTGATGGTGAAAGATCGGAAGATGATTTTGTTTTTATAATTTTTATAATTTGGGGGATATAACATGACATAAACGATAATGTCATAATAGCACCGGATATATCACGAATTAATTCTTTACCCATCATATTAGTATATTATATTACTAATGTAATATAGCTACACTTTTTATGAGCTTTAAATATAAGCAACTGTCTTTATTTGTTTTTCTTTGGCTTATAATTGTACTTAACTTCTGACTTCTCAACACCCTTCATGCATTTTGTAAACTCACGAACCTTAGCAGCTGTATTATGCTTACCAATTCTCTTATTACATACAGCACCGGCTAGAGCTTGTTGCTTCTTTGTAACCTCCTTAACCTTCTCCTGTACTTCCTCCCCCTCATGGTGTTCGTCATTAGAACCATCAGCCCAGACAGATTGTGCCCATTGATGGAATTGATCTTCTGTCCAATAGCCACCCTTTACCGCCTTATAGGCATCCCAGAACGGGGTATCCCTAAAGTCAGGCTCATATTGATTCATAACGTTCTCAAGCTCTGAAGCCTCTCTATCATAACGCTCATCATCAGTTTCTTCTGCGTCTTCTTCAGTATGCTCTATATCTTTCTCCTGTTTGTAGCCGGTTTCCCAGTCATTGGCTTCTTGGGTACCGGGTTGATGGGGGTTAGAAGCTTTTTTACCGGATTCCATCTCCCATTTAGCTGCCCGACGACCATGTTCTACATGATCAGTAGGGTTAACCTTCTTTTGCCAAGGAACTTCTCCAGCATAATTTTCACAATCCTCAGACTTAAAGCTATTACAATAAGCCTCAAAAATTAAATTCTCGTCGTTAGTTATATATTAAAGAAAACCTGGGGTTGCGTCTTCATCACCATTCATGTCTTCTTCGTCCTCAGTATCATCAGCACCATTTGGAACCTCGTTACCCTCACCCTTTTTCTTACTACCTACAGCCTTCTTAATAGCGGAGGCTGCTTTCTTTGGATCATAATCATTACCGTAAATCTTCTTCATGTGTGTTTCCATGTGCTTGGCAAGTCCCTCTTCATCCTCAACCTTATCCTTGAGAATGTGGTGTACAACATGGGCAGCACCGTGATAGTGGGATTGAGAGTGTTTAGACTTCTTCTCTTCATCCGCAGGCATACACTTTGGACACTTACCACATGTACAGCCTTGACCGCATATACCCTCTCCAGCGTCTTCTCCCTTCTTCATAGAGGAACTATTTAAACCGGACATTTTTTGTGGTCCTGGGAGATAGATGTTCTCCATGATATTCTGGTAAGCTTCAAACAAAAGACGGGAATCTTTATTCAT